TACGTTGTCCGCTGCAATGAGGTTTGGCATAGTCATCTCAAGAACTTGAGAATAGAAAACAACTCCATTCTCCATTGAAGCGTTGACCGCTTGTTGGAATGAACCTGAGTTCTTTGTGAGTTCAAAACCGAATACTTCGATAGCAGTTCCCGCAGCAACTATACCCGTCGTAATGGTTCCCCAATCAGTCGCGGCGAATTCTTTAATCCATACGCGCTTGATCCCTCCGATTTTATCCTTGCAGGGAAACGCCCTGCCGTTGATTGTTAATGTACAAGCCATGTGATAGAGGAATTAAAGGGAGGAGCCGAAACCCCTCCCATTCAAATTATGTTGTGCGACGTAATACACCCAAACCGTCCAAGTCAACGACTTGAGTGCCGCCCGAGAATCTCATGATGACACGAGTCACATCGTCACCCGTTACACCTGTCAAATCCAATACGGAGGCATTGATATGGTCAGTCAACAAGTTGGTTCCGAAGTACAAGTTGTCGATTTTAGAAATCAACAAAGTATCGTTTGGAAAGCCGTTAGGAACGATAACCTCGTAGCCCTTGTACTTGTCAGCCATTCCTTCAGCTAAGAAAGGAAGGTTGTAAGTGTCCGCTAAAGCCTCATAATACAAGGCATGAGTGGAGCGACTCATAAAGATTTTGGTGTTCTCGTAATCTCCTTGGATAGTTGTAGGACATTGAGTAGATGTCAAAATTGCCAACTTAGCAAGAATAGTCGAAGCAGTCAAAGCACCTGTGAGGTTTTCTTCATATGTTGGAGCACCTAGAACGATGTTTCGCATGATGCCGTTGAATGCAGTATACGTTGCACCGGTAGAAGTACCCGCGTCTGGGTTGTAGTTTCCACTCCAGATATTGTGCTCGATTCCTTCAGCAACCTTAGCAGCTACGTATTGAGCAGCGAAAGTTGTAAAGTCAGCAGGAGCAGCAGAAGACTGTCCTCGCATTTGGGCAGATTCCCAAGTGGCGCGAAGGTCTTTGTTGCATACTTGCTCGTTGATTTGAAGAGCTGAAGTGTCAAGAACAGCTTCACCTAAAGTGAGCGAACCTGAACCCGTAAATTCACAAGTAGCGTCTGCAAGGACAGCTCCTGAGAACTTTCGGAGAACTGCTTTCCCGTGAACGTTTTCAATTGTTGAGATATAACCATTTGCGAGAGTGTCCGCAGACATAATCGCAGCAGCAACGTAAGGACGTGCCGCTTCGCCAGCGTAAGTGCCGACTCCAACATTAGCATTAGCCATTATAGAGAGAATTGATTGTGGATTGCAGCGACGCGCTCCTTGATTGATAACTTTGAAAGGTCGACGGGCTTCGCGGCTTCCATCTTAGGAGCACGAGAGATTGTCTTGGTGGTTTGTTTGCTGAGTTCGGTGATCTTGTTGTCACGTTCCTCAATCTGAGAAGAGAATTCTTTTTTAGCTTCAGAGACTGCGTCAGCAATCATAGAAGCAACATCTTCACGAGTAATCATGTCGGCGGATGCCTCGACTTCTTCAGTCGCTTCTTCAACCACTTCTTCAGCGGGAGCTTCAGCGTCTTTCATTTCAGAGACAGTACCTTCAGCGACGACGAGCATAGAGCCGTCTTCGAGTTGATAGTCCCCATCTGGAAGAGGGATGCGTTCGTTCTCGTCATTCATAACGAAAACAGCGACACCGACAGCAAAAGCGTCTGCGTCGGTCATGATTTCTTGTCCGCTTTCTAGGACGGCGGTAGCCATCAGCGAAACTTGTTCCTCCTTTTCTTCGACAGCGAGTTCCACGCTGTACTTTTCGAAGAGGTCGGAGATGCGTTCTTTTAGATTCATCTTCTGGGATTTGTATTAATAACGATTTAGAGGGGTCAATCCTTACTTGTAATGCGATTTTTTAGGTAATCTATCGCTAGTTCCTTCTCGATGTCTGTAAGCAGCTCCAAATCGCTTGTGATGGGTTTCTGTTGAGAGAGTTCAAACTTGTTCGCGAAATAGCCCTCTATTGAGAAGCCTTTGACGCTGCCTTCCTTCACAAACTTTTCCCATATAGCGTCATTCTCTACCTTCATTGAAACCATCCAAGTCCCAACCGGGACATCGAGTCCGTAAATGCGGCTTTTATCCTGCTCTCCTTCGACGATCCAACTCTCTACAAGGTGCAAACCGTTGATAGCGTGTTCATGTTCTAGGGTGGCGTTGGCTTGATTGCCGTTTTTGAAGTATAACTCCATAGCCCGTCGGACGGTCTTCTTTGAGAAGTACACGTAATACTCCTCTTCCTCGGTTTTGCGATAGATGGGTTTGTCGGGAATGAGAGCCGCACCCATTACGATGCGTTTCTCTTCGTCCTGAGTTTTGAAAGTAAACTCTTGGGACTTCATCGCTACCCAATCAGACTCGATAGCGGGGTGTTCTACTAATGAAAGAGCGTCGACTCCGTAGAGTTCCGCTTCTTCATCGATTATAAGTTCTATTATGTTCATCCTACTAATGCTGCTTGGTCGTTAATTTTTTGATTCGCTTGTTGAGAGTTAGAAACCTCGGAAGCTATTACGTACGTTCTAAATCCATCCTGCCCTGCTCCACCTCCTAAGAAAGAGAGGTCGAGCTGTGGGGAGGTTGGGGTTGGTGCAGTTCCACCACCTCGTCCACCTCCACCCGCTCCAGGATTTGGTGCGCCCGGTGATTGAAAACTGCTCCTTGCAATGGTGGCAATTTGAGCCGCTCCAAATGCACCCGCCAAAATAGCTTGGATAGCAGGGTAAGCGGGGTTTAATAACGTGAACGGGCTTCCTTGCGCGGTCTTGTACGCGTTAATGACAGCCTCCGTACTCGATACCGTTGCACTTGCAAGGCTCAACGCCTTTTGAATTTTGAATTGTCGTTCTGCGTTCTTTTCGTCTTTGGAAGCAAACGCACTTGATAAAGCCGATAAAGCGGCGAGACCCTGAGAGGCAATCTGAAATTTTGCGTCTTGAATTTCTTGGTCTCTTGCTTTGTCCTTTGCCGCGTCCGCGTCTTTTCTATCGCTTTCTTCTTGAGCTAGTCGGTTTCGTGTTTCCGCCGCTTCTAGTTCTTTAGCTATCTTTTCTTCTCCAATTAGGATTGCCTCTTGTTCGAGTCCGTAGATAGAGGTCATCAACTCCGTCTGGACGGCTGCACTTGACTCCGCAGCTTCAGCCGCTGCGATACGTGCCTCTGCAAGTGTATCGAGTCTTTCGACCGTCTCGCCTTGCATTTCTATTTCTCTTTGAACTAACTCTACCTCGCGGTTGGCAATGGCCTCTCTTTTGTCTGCGAACTCTTGGTCTAAATCTGAAGCCATTTGAGCCGCTTCGATACGCTCCTCAATCGAGAGTCTTTCGTCGTCTCTCTTCTGCTTGAGTTGTTCTATCTCTGCCCGTGCTTGTGCGTACTCAACATTCAAGTCGCGCTGTTGATCCCGAAGTCTTTGCTGCGCTTTTACAAGGTCATTAGAGGAGGTAATCGCGGTCTTTGTGGAATCCACGAAATCGGTGGCAAATTCTCCGATTGCTTCTCCGGCTGCGACTATCTTATCAGTTACGTTTTCAACTCCGAGAACTATCTTTCCCGCTGCGTCTGCGGCTACCTTTCCAGCTTCCGCGAATTCACCTTTGAATACAAGACTGATTGCTTTGCCGATAGCAGGTAGAAACTCCAAAATACCCTCGAAGCGGTTGATGATGTTCTCCTTGATGATTTTACCAAGGTTCTTAATGGTCTCCATCGGGTTGCTGAAGGCATTCATAAACACATCCCCCAACGGCTCAACAACGTCAAAAAGCGTATTGATAACCGCACCAATTCCCGCAAAGACAACCTCTAAAGCTTCGGCGACTTTCTTGTTCTCTGTGAATTTCTCAATCAGTTTGGCCACAATACCGACAAGCAAGCCAATGCCCGTCGCTTTGATAGCTCCTCCGATAGCGTTAAAACCAATCGACCCCGCTTTGCCCGTCGCTTTTAGTCCCGCCTCAACCTTCTTCGTGCCTTGGGCGGTTTCCTCGATTTTATTATCTACGCCCTCAAGCCCCGAAACGATTTCGTCAAGTGACTTGGTAACCTCTCCCGTGTCCGTTTTGTACGTTAAGAGAATATCTTGAGAAGCAGCCATTGGATGAGTTTAAATGCAGCGAAGAGATAAGCGGAAACAAAGAGAACAGCGACAACCCAATCAACAACTTTGAACCAAAGCGGGACAGTAACCTTCTCGCCTTTGTTTTGTAGCAATTGAATCGCCTCTCCTATATAACGGTGATTATCGAGATTCCTCATTGGGGTAAGTTTTGGAAACACTTGGACTGAAGACCTGAGTCGTCGAATACATACCCATATCGTTCACAACATGGACGAGAGGGAGAAGTCACAGTTGACCCCGTTGGGGTGCTGAACGAAATTTGTCCGTTCTTATCCGCTGACACGGGGATGTAATAACAATCCCGAATTGCTCCGAGGATTTTCACAAGTCTAACTTGCACGATATTCTCTGAGGTGGGATCGTAGTTGGATAAGCTCAGGATTCTGAAATACGTGTCTTTTATAAAAATCTTATCCGAGAACTTGAAGGTCGCAATCTCCGAAGCGGTCAATCTAAAGTAAGCCGTGACGATACGAGCGTCAGACGAATACAACTCATTTACCCAAGGCATCCAGTATTTATAATACAGCGTATTTACGGGGTTGGCTTGTACTCGGTGGAATGGTCGCTCTACGCCGAACGAAAGGTCTTCATCCTCTACCGATGGATAAGACGCAGAGAACTGCGAGAGCATCGGATAAAGCGTGGTAGAAAGTCCTGCTGTGTTTGCGTCGTTGTAGTAATTGACAACACCCGACTCGCCTCCGTTCCAAAACGCCAAACGCGGAAGCGGGTCTTTGATGGTCTTGTCTTCGTTTACGGTATCTGCAAGCATCCGATGGATAGCGTAGTCCGTGCCGGGGATATACGAAACCACATGAGGCGCAAAAGCTGTTTGAATCTTCTTCGTTCCCGAAGCAAAGTCGTTCTCAGGGTCATTTACCCGATAGCGTCCATACGTCCGGGAGGCGTTCTTTTGAACGAGATCATTTACCAAGTCTTTTCCGTTCGAATGCGTCCATTCATAAGTCCTTGCTTGGAGGTCTGTCGTTGGCTCTACTTGGATATCTTTAGAGAGGTCTATCTTATTTGTCCAGTCTATCTTGTCTCCCGATGCTAGGTAGTCCCCAAGCGGTTCGATATAGAGATGCTTCGAGTTGTTACGGTCGGGAATGAATACGAGGTTGAACATCTTTTGAAGTCCAGAGATGAAGTCAATCTTCTTCATTTCGGGCATATTGCCCGCTATATCTACCGTCTGACCCGAAAGGGGGTCTGTTATCTCCGTAACAGCGAAGCCCGTTCCACCTGCTCCGAGTGCATTTGTACCCGTGAACTCGACGGTATGTCCTGAGTTTGTCAAAGCATACTGGAGAGTCACCGAGTCCGTCGAGTCTAATAGTATTGGTGCGGTTGTTATCGCGTATGTCTCAGAATTGAACTCACCCCCCTGAACGTTGTCAATAATAGTAGCAAGGAAAGTAGACGCTCCCGAAGCGAGACGCATTGTAATGCCTTCATTCAATTGCGAAATCACCCCATTGACGTATACCACGAACGTATAATAAGCCCGATACGGAGGGACAAAAGCACCGGACGCGACATTGCCTCCCGCGTCAAAGAAAGGAGCTGTTTCCACAAAGTTTGTGATACTCTCGAACGTATTACTTGACTTGGTGACGTTAGCCGATAAACCAATCTCAAAGACATTCGCTGCGGGTTGGTCTGCATCGACGGGAATCGGTGAACGATTGCCTCGGTTCAGCAACAGATATAAGTCGTCAAGGTTAGAACCAAAGAATGTCGAGTCGTAGGTGTAGCCCGCTTCCGTTAGGATGGTTTCAAACAGCTTTGACGCTCTAAAATACGGGGTAAAATCTCCGTGTTCAAGTAGGTTAGTAGTTGACCAAATGGTTTCGCTTGTCCAATTCCTCCATTTATCTACGATCCCGTAACGGATATTTGCCGATGAAAGCCCACCCGCCCAACTTAAAGCAATATTAGTCGCAGTCAGTGAGTGGTTGAATGCGCTCAAATTAACATCCGTGAGCATCCCGTCACCAACATCCCGTGAGAGGTCTGCTGTCTCTCCAAATACCACAAGCTCAACGTCCGCATACTTCCCCTTCTGGATATATACGTTCTTCACTTGGGCAAAGCCCCGCATGATTGGAATTGTATTGTACGAAAGCTCTGCTTTTACCTTCGTTTTTGGATTCCATGTCGGGATAATTCCAAGCTCATTGACCGCCCCAAAGTAGTCCTGATTTTTTCCCGTCAAAGGGACGCGGAAAGTCTGCGAGAAATTAGAGCGT